TTGCCGCTAGTGCGAAAGCGGAAGCGCTGAATTTGAAAATCGAAAGAAGCCGCGCAAAGATTAAGAAATCTTAGAAAGCAGATTCCACAATAAACACCCTACGCCGCTTATGGCAGCACCGACCGCCGTTCTAAACGCCCACGTCGTGTTTTTCTGGCTGTCGTCCATCTCTTGTTCAATATGATATAACCGCGCCTCTAACGACGGTCTGCCATTGCCAGCGAACAACCGGCTTAATGGTTTAAGTTCTGCGTTAATCGTCGTTTGTACGGTTTCAATTTTAGAATCTAATTTAGCTACTTCGGTTCGAATGGAACTTATAGCCTCTAAAACTCTTGCGTCGTCTGTCATTGGGGGTACCTTTTGCAAAGGACGAGCCGACACGTTCTAAACCGAATGGTAATCGCGTGTCGGCCCGCTCGCTTGGCACGATTTATAAACCGGGTCGCCCGGTGGGGATCGGACGACCCGTACTCGCGGAAAGCAAAAAAACGCGAGGTGTGTTCTCTATTTAATTATCGAAAAATCTAACGCGCGAAACAGTCGGTTTTACTTGATTTGCTGTTTCGTGATTTTGCGAAGGACGATATTTATTAGCGCTACCGCTCCCGATACCACGGCGGCAATTTCCGGGTTGTCGGAAATCAGGTCGCCGGAGGTAATGGCCGCTAAACCAGAACCTATTAAAGTGAGCGCGTTAATCCAAATCGTTTTTGACTGGTACCATTTTTTAGTCTGCGTTGCCATTGTTGTTTCCTTACATCAAAAATTTGAATAGCGAAGTGAATTGAAAGCCGGTAGCCGACCCGATCGCAAAAACTGCTAACCCGGTCATCACAAGGATTGCCAGCCATTTCCATTTCAGGGCTTTATATTTTTGTAAATTAGCTTTTGCGGCTGTCTTGTCTAATTTGTAATCCTGCCGCGTAGTTTTTGACGTCGAGCGAACTTCGGCCTTTGTCGTTTTAGACTCGCCGGAATATTGGCCGTCGTCCCGGTAACGACGTTTGTTTTTTTTGAATCCCATCACAAAACCCATTGTTGAAACTGTTTAACGAATTGTTCGTTGTTCTCGGAAGCGAATTCTAAGCCGATCGTTCGCGCTCGCTCTTGATGCTTCGTATACTTTTCGCGAAACCGACAAAGCGTGTTTGCGATTTCGTCCGGGTCGTCGGCGCAAGCCTGCCACGTCGAAGGTAGGTAACGAATCGAGTGCGAACCCACGACGGGTTTACCTAATAACAAATGTTCAAGACAAACGAAGTTCATTGATTCGGTAAACGAGCATTGCAGGCCGATATCACATTGCTTTATACGGGCCTCGTAATCGCTGAACGTGCCCCACGGAGCGTTTTCGACTTCCAGCCCTAACGACCTAATAAGTGGCGCTAGGACGCGTTCACGGTCGCGGTGGTTGCTAATAGCAACCTTGAAGTCGCTCGCCAGCGCTAAACCTAATAATTGGTTAGGAATGTTTTTGAGAACGTCGGCCCGGCAAACCAACGAAACTTGCATTGGATCGTTTGGCGGGGTTATTTCTGCCGCCGCTGGTATTACGATCGGGTTAGGCAACCAAAACGTCCGCGTTGTGTATAGCCGTTCTAAAAAACGTCTATCGTCAACGTGCGCATAAAAAGCGTTAACGTTTCGTTGTGCCAAATCGACGTGCTTTTCGTGGTAGCGAAGCCAATTCGTTACGCGGAACATATCGGAAAACGAAGAATGGTTAACGGTTAAAAATTTTATGTTCGGGCGGTTTTCAATAAGTACCGTCCATTCTCCCGGAGGAACCAGCATACATTGGTTAATGACGATTGAAGGTTTTACCGTGTCTACTAGATCGTTAAGAAACGACATAGAAAAATCATCGACCGGAACAATGTTTGTCGTCATTCCCAACGGTTCGATTAAGTCCGCCAGCTTCCCATTCTTGCGGTAATAGGCTTCGACGTTGGACGTCGGAACGAAGATAAGAACGTCGGCTTGTATTTGCTTATTAGGAAACATCTGGTTCATTTTCTTTTGTCGTTTCTTGCAGCCACCGCACGGTTTGATACCGACGGCGGAGGTGGCGGCGGCGATTTTATCACCCGCACCTTTTGATATTCGGAACCCGTCGTCGCCGTAAGCAATCCCGCAGCGGCAGTAAAACGGGAAGCGGTCAACGTCGATTTGAAAATTACACTCGTCGCAATCTATTCTCATTCCCTAATAACCTTTATTCGATAACCAAACGGCCAACTTTGAAACGGGGCAGGACACATTATTTGGCAGGTGTTAGGGTGATTCCACCACCCGTAACTAGACGTATAAATCACAAACTCGTGTGGTAACCCGCAATCAGCTACATACGTTCCGCCCTCGTGCCATCGGGCCGTTAAACCTTCAACGTTCGGCTCGCTGGCGATGTTATATTTTTTGCCTTCGGGGTTATCTACGAAAGACTTGCGCCACACTTGGACATCAGCGTTTAACAGATTACTCCAGCGCGCACGGTTTAGCTTCAACCAGAACTTTACGTTATCGTTTTCGAACTCGTAAACACAATCGGAGGTTTTGGTAGCTAAATAAGTTCCGCTGGTTACTTGGCAACTATACCTGTCGCATCCGTCTGGTATGTTCGTATCGAATCGTTGAACCCAGCGATAAGCCTGCGTATCCCACGTTTTGTATTGCCGACCCCATTCAATAACGACTTTATAAAAAGCCGGTGCGTTTCCGCAACCTTCGCAAATTGTTTTTGAACATTCGCGACACCACTTCCGGCGTTCCATCACCGCCATTAATGGCGATTGAATTTGGTTGTCGTCTTCAACTGGCGAGATTCCGGTCTCAAACCCAAAACGCTTGCCATCGTGTAGCGTTGTGGAAATCATTTCGGTATGTAAAATTCCATCGGAATCTGCGAAACGTTCCCATTCGTGATCCTGTTCACCTAACCCAACTTGTATTTGATCGGTTAAAGTGCAAACCACTAAATGTATATATTGATGATTTAGCGTCGCGGTAATAGCGTCGCCAACGGCGGATTCGCTGCCGCCTGTTACCTTGTAAAGTTGTAACGTAACGTCTGTTTGTTCAAAACCTGCGAAAGCGGAGTCCGTGGGAAATACAAGGGTCGCGGTACATTTAAGCCGGTGGTAATTGTGGTAATCTTTGTAATCAAAAACCAGCGAAATTTCATAATCGTTGTCGGTTAAATCGTCGTCATCTTCGTCGAAAGCTAGGAAAAATCTTAAACTGTAATTGTGATTCTTTGCGTGCTTAACTTCGTGGTAACTAATCCATTTTGTATCTGCGTTGTTGGCTTTGATTACGGCGTATTCCTCGACCGCCGGGTGGAAGTTGTCGAAATTGAGATCGTCGTTCGTCGACGGTATTTTTTCGTACTGGTATTTGTATATATATTCGGCGTTTCTCGCCCGCCTTACGTGTAGATTGCCGTCCGACCATTGTTGCCGAATACCGACGCCGGTTGTATGCGGTACGCAACCCTCTTGGCATTTTGGGCACGCCCCATTTTCTTTGTTGTGCAAGTAGTTACCGAAATTCTCGAAAACAGGGCCTTTGTTATAAGCACCGTAATTCGGCCAGCTGTTTGTTTTACGGGCCGTTAGTTCCGTATCGTCGGGCGCGACGTGAATTGTTCCCGTACCAAACCCGACTTGGGTTCCTGTCCCGTTCATCTCTTGAGTAAACGACCAGTGCCCTTGCTGACTTGCACCTTGCGAGCGATAGAAATAAGTGAAGTAGTCTTTAAAGTCGAATAGATTCGTTCCCGCGTTCCAAAAGGTACCGTTGAATCGTTCGTCGCTTCGGCTGGATTGATAAACGGTAACGGCCATTTTGCCGTCGTTCTCGTAAGTTTCCGGCGTGTAACACCATTCCAAAGTTATCGGTAAACCGGCCGCTATATAATTGTCTAAACTGCCGTCCGGCCCTTCGTCGGTGTACCAATACCGCGTGTCGCCAATTCTCATATCTGATCCGGCGGAGCGTTCGTAAAATTCTATTTCGGAATATTTGTCGTTCCCTTTTTTAACTTCGGGGTCGGAAAAAATCCACCCGACGTCGGTTCGACGTCTAATCCGTAATTTTGCATAAAGATAATTATTTGCGTCTTGATAGGCACAAATTAAAACGATTTCAAAATCACAAAATTGCGTATTCGTGGCGTAATCATTTGGCCTATAGTCGTTCGACCACGGCGCTTGAACAGTAACGACACTTCGTTGATGATTTTGGTCGAGCGGCTTATAGATTAAAAGCGCGTCGTCGCTTTCGGTCATTAAACCTAATGGTTCGTCCGGGTCGCGGGGGTATTTAGCGTCTTCGACAGTCTGGTAATATCTTTTTGTCCAAGTTCCGGAAAGTTCGTTCCACGTCGAGTCGTAGGTTTCGTAATCTCTAAAACCTGATCGCCCGTAATAACTAAAGTATTTTGTCCTAACGTAATCGTCTTCGCCGTCAGGTTTACGGTAATAAAGTTCGAGCGGGACGCCTTCACACTCGCAGCAACCGCACCCCGGATTATGCTTTTTCGTAAACGTCATTTAATCGGTTCCACAATCCTCGACGTCGACGAACCATGTGTCGTACATGTTTTTAACTTGGACGTTGGAATCGCCGCCAACTTCGCTGGTTACCATGTTCCAAACTTCTAGTTCTTGTTCTAGCTCGATTAAAACGATAATCTTTAGGCCGTCGCGGTCGATTTCTGCTTTGGCGTGATAAATCTTACAGTTTGCTTTGCCGCACGTTATTTCGTTGCTGCTAGAATCGTAAGTCGCACCGGGGATTCCTCCCGCCGGTGTACGAACAACAATACCGGCAGGGCCAGCCGTGTTACCGGCTCGCCTTAGTGAATAATAATTATCCGGGCGCGTTGCGTGGGTGTGTTCGTCGGCAACGCGCGCCAACTTGTCGACGCTGTCGCGGGTTAACGAATAGGATTTAGCCACGGCGTTTACCTTTCCGAGGTGCTTATTTGAATTGCGCGACTAGGCGCAGACCGATTCGTAATCGTTACGGCGGTCGGGTCGTAGCTGATTTGGCCGCCGGGGTTGATTTGTAAAGTCGTAATTGTTCGACTTGCGTTGCCCTTCATATTTAGCAAACCAGAATTAACCGTTGCGGTTGTAATCGAGCCGCGCCCCTGCGAATGAACGACGCCGCCATTCATAGTCAAATTCGTAATGTCTGCGTCCTCTTTCAAATAGACGGTTCCGTTTTCTACGGTGACGTTGGTTACATTGCCTTCGAGCGTTACCGCGCCGCCGTGAATTTGAATGTTTGTTAACGTGCAACCTTCGCCGACTTTAATACTTCCGGCAGAAATTCGAACCGTGGTAGCTGTCGACGTTTGGCCGTGGATACCAGCAAGGCAGACGCTGCCGCCTTGAACGCTCAGGGTGCCGATAGCCGTGCCGATTAAATACAAACCGTGTAAGCCGCTCGAACCTGCCGACGCCGTGCCGTAGATGATTGGGTCGACCGTGCTTCCGACAAGATCTAGATAGCTTATGCCCCCGCCGTTCCATTCTAAAAACGAAGCGTTTACTTGATAGAACGCGGCCAAAGTACCGATGGAACCCCGGTAACCCTTTTCGACCACCATAGAGTTAATTGCGACCGCTGAAAATGTCGTTGCGCCAGCGCTGAGGCTGGAAGTATAAAACGGCGTAAAACGCACGTCGTCCGAAGCTGTCGGGGTTGCCGACCAATTACCAGCCACCGAAGCGTCCGCCGGTGTGGTTGAATCATTACCGTAATAGGTTACGTCTGCCATTGTTTAAATCCTTTTTAATTAGCCTGCGTTTTCTGCGGGTTCGGCTTGGCCTTCTTCGTTACCCTCTGGTTGTTCTTCGGGCGTATTATTCAGGCGGCGAGCGAGCGCGCCATTCCACGGGACTTCGGGATAAATTGCGTATCTTAAAAACACCGAATCCGTGTTAGGGTTGTTCAAATATTGCCCGTTGCCGTCGAGCTTTAACGGTTCCTTTGGCGTCGAGCCGCCGGTACTAATACCGCCGTGCTGCGCTAGCCGTTTCATTTCCGAAAGACCGTCGTAAGTGGCCCCGGCTCCGAGTTCGTTTTGTGAATACCCGTAGTCCAAAAGATCGACCCGCCATGTGAACGGGTCGTAATGGAATTCGTATTCTAAAGCCCAATACCTATAAATTTGGTCGCCGACTTGCTGATACTTGAACGCTCCGGTTATCGATTGCATTTTGCAACTGTATTTCGGAAACGCATAATTAAAATTGTGGTGGGGGTGAAGCAATGACCAAACGTCATTGTTAACCGTGTCGATTAATAAATAATCGTCGAACGGAAAACTAGCGAGTCGCGTTTGTACTCTAAAGGCAATTCGGGCGCGGTCTTTTTCTAGCGGTGGATCGTAAGGAACTAAAGCCGAATTTACTAAACACGTTCCGTTTGAAATTCCGCCCCTAACATTACCAGCGCCAAACGTCGCCGTTGTTTGTCGCTGCGGCGCGCCACTCATGTTAAACCCAACCAGCGCGCCCGGTTGTCCAGCCGTGTCGACTTCATACCAACCAATGAACGCACCGAAGGCGGCTAACGTTTTGGTTCTTATCATCCCAATAGACAAACCCGGAGGTTCGTTAAACGGGTTGTCCTCTTTGTCTTCCGGGTCTTTGTCTTGCTCTTGATCGTCTTCGGGTTCCCTGTTCGCGTAGGAAGCGACTACGCGCCAGTTAAGAGTATCTACAGGGTTAAACGTTATCGTTTTACAAATGGCCGTTACGGACGATTCTGAATTACTAGTCCCGCCGCCGCTATAGTCCGAACCGACTTCGGGGATTCCTTCGAGTTCGCCGATTGCTTGCGGGCCTTTGCCGGGGTCGTCGACGGTTACGAGAAACGTTCGCGTGTATTCGTCTTTCCCGTCGAACTTAAAATTAGCCGTCCAACCGTCGTGTAATTCTCTTACAGTGTCTGCCATCTCGTCGTCCCTTATAAATTAACCGGCGTGGGCGGCCTTGCCACGTCCAGCGTTGCAAGCAAACGGTTCGTTTCTTGCTGCTCTTTAATTTGGCGTTTTTGGTTTTCTGCCATCTTTCGAAAATGGTCGTCGCTTTTCTTGCCAGCGGAAAACGCCGCAACGCTTCCACGGGTAACAGCTCCGAACGATTTTCGTTCCGTCCGGTCTTGTTTGTTTTGCTGCGCTCGCTGGCTCTTTAGTGTGTCGGTGGCTTTAGCGATCGCACGTTGGTAATTACTCCAACTTAGAACGCCTGCGTTTAGCAGCTCTTGAAGTTCGGCGACCTTATCCCGGAAGACCTCGACCGGAGTTCGCACGGCTTGCGCTACTTGATCGGCTTTACGCTGTAAGTCTTCGATTCTTTTCTTTTCCGCTTTTTCGGCTTCTTCTAGTGCCTTCTGTTTTTTGATCGCTTCAAAGACTGCGTCGTAGTTCTTTTCGATGGCGTCAGTTTTCTTTGTGATTGCGTCGGCGGAGTTTTCCGCACTTCCTACGCTCCCGTCGAACGCTGCGTTCATTCCGATGATAGCCCCGGTGGCAATAGCGGCCCCCGCTGCGAGCGTTGCCCACCCCATAGGCCCCGACAAAGCTTGCTGTATGATTTGAGCGGCGGTTAACGCTTTATAGATTTGAATTAAGCCGCGAATAAAACCCATAACCTTTTTGATAATCACGAAGGACGCAACAATGGCGGCAGTCCATTTAACAACGCTAACGGCTATATCTATCGTTTTCTGGTCGAGGTTTTTAACGAACTCGATTAGCTCCATAGTTTTATCGATTAGCGTTTCTATATGGGGCCGCAATTTATCGCCAATGGCACCCGCCAGCAATAAAAAGTTATCTTTGAGCGTGGATAATTTGCCCGACGTCGTTTCGGACATGTTGACCATCATTCCTTCGAAAATTCCACCGCTTGCGGTCATACTGTTTAATGCGCTGTCTATAACATCAAACGACAGTTGCCCCTGTTCCGCCATTTTCAAAATTTCTTCGGTTGATACGCCGAACTTTTCCGCCAGAACCTGAACGATAGGAATTCCACGTTCTGCCATTTGCATAATCTCTTCGGTCATGGCTTTACCTTTGGCTTTGATCTTACCGAAGATGTTTGCAAGGTCGCCAATAGGAACGTTAGCACCGGCGGAAATGTCCCCTAGCATTTGCAAGCGGTTTTGTAATGCTCCGGCAGATACGCCAAACGCCATAAGTTTTTTAGACGCTGCGACTATGTCCGGGAATTGGAAAGGAGTGGTTGCCGAAAATGCTTTAAGATTATTTAGCGTTTGTTCTGCGACCGTCGCGCTTCCGGTCATTGTGGTAAATGCAATCTTAGACCGTTCGAGTTCCATAGAAAAATCTAAACCGGCCTTAAGTGCGCGCATGGCTCCCAACGCACCGACCAACCCGATAATCTTTGTTCGAACGCCGCCCATTGTGCGTTTCATATCTTCGAACCCACGAGTTATTTTCGCGGTGTTCGCGGCTCCCGCTTTTTCGAGCCGTGATATTTGAGACTGCAAACCCTTAATCGTTTGGTTTGCGCCCTTCATGGCGGATTCGAATTGCCCGACGCGAGCCGTTAAAGCGACGGCTAAATTTGCTACGGTTGCCATCTATTTAACTCCATAGTTTGCGGCAAAATATTTTAGTGCTTCGTCGGGTTTCATTTTCTGGTTCGGTCTTTTCGGTTTTTCATTTACTGAAAACGTCGGCATATAATCGTCGATTTTTGCTAGGTCGTGTTTTTTCGTAACCTTCGTATTAAAGACAGTCGCACAAATCATTGCTGTCCGCTCCCACTCGTCTCCGAATGGCTCAATAGTGTAATAAGCCATCCATTCGTCGAACATTTCGGGCGTGATTGAATCGAGCATATCGTCAACGTCGACCCAACCAAATTCTCGCGCTAGCTTGAACGCGAATCGTCGGCGAGGGTTGCGGTCTCGGAGTTTTTTACTAGTTCCGCGATTCCGTCGCCCTCTGTCATTCCAATATGTATTTCGCACTGTTTAGCGATTCTGGTAATAACTAAGGCGTCGATATCCGCTAGCGCGCTTACGTTGTCGTCGCTGAATAAACGGTCGCCTTTATCGTCGACGGCGCAAATTGCGACCAATCGGCGGCTAGCGTCCATTAATCGTGTTCGACTAACGCCCCTTCCAGACTTCGAAAGTAAGTCCGTTTCGTAACGGGATTTTTCCCGTTCGGTTAACGATTGAATTCTAACCTTCAAATCTATTTCGGGAATTT